TATTCGAACGTTGCATCCTTCCCTTCTAGCTGCCGCTTCATCGCGTCGTGTGCGACACGAGCCTTGGCAAGCTCCAATTCGTCAATGATGCGTTCAATCATGCATTTTGTTTCCCTTTACTAATCATGGCGGGCGTTGCTTTCGGGTCGCCCTTGACACCCTTCGACTTGTCGATCATTCCCTTTTTGGAACCGCCGTTGACCATCTTCTGGCCATCGACCTTCATTCCCATCGCCAGCATCTTGTGCTGCTTCATGTAATCGTCTGCCATAAATCACCCCTTACGGATTAATACCCGTGCCTGTTGATACACCCACTTTCTCGCCCGTGATCGCTTCCATCGCGGCAATTTGCTTCGCCGTATCGTTGTCTTCACGGTTCGTAACCAATTTAACTTCAAGCTCCGCCGCCTGACGTTTATCAAGGCGATCCTGCTTGACCATCTCGCGCTGCATGTTGTCCTGCTGACGCTGCTGTTTCTCAGCCGCCGACAACTGCATCTTCGCCTGCTCCAACTGCAAGCGAGCCTGTTCGACCTGAATGCTGGCCTGATCGGCCTGAGCCTTACGCTGCGTTTCGGCCATCTGAGCAGCCATCTTCGGATCTTGCGGACCCATACCTTGCAATTGCTGCATGACGCCCATTGCCTGCTGCACGATTTGCGGAATCGCACCAAACGCCTGAGCGGTATCGGGCACCACACGCTGCGAAGCCGCAGCCAGAAGCTGATCAAAGCTCTTCTTAACTTCGGTGGACTTAACCTTCTGGAACTCAGAAATGTCCTGACCCGCTGCCTTAGAGGCGACCTCAAACACATGGGTTGCATACCACAGCGCAATGTGCTCCTTGATGTGCCCCAAAATCGCCGGAACAAACGTCGGAGCCATCAACATTGACGAACCCAAAATCGGGCTGGTCAGATAGTCCAAGTGCGCCTGCAAGTGCGCCAAGTGATCTTGCTCGGGGAACGCGCTCACCGGACGACCAAGCGTTGCCGCTACGTTTTCGTTGATGGCGTTGAGTTCCTTCGGCTCCGGTGCCGGGATCAACAGTTCCTTCGGGTTCGGAATGCGCAACTGCTTGAGAATGCGCTCTTCAACCTTGCGGACGTTATAGACCTGCGGCAGGGCCATCGCACGCTGGGAAAGCGCCTGAACCTGAGCAAAACGCTGGGCTTCCGAGAAAATGTTCGGGTCCGAAACCGGCACCACATCCATCGGGCCTTCAAAGTCAGAACGCTTAACGAGGAGCTGCCCCGTCTCGTCCTTGACCTCATCGTTCTCCAAGTACATCGCATTGAGCCGATGCAGAACTTTGAGAGTGCGCCCCATGGCATCGTGCAAGCGAGCGTGAATGGCGTTAAACACCACCATGCCCTGCTCAATGCGAGCTAACTGCGTGCCGACCGGCATGTTGCCTTGGTTGTCAGCAATATCTTCAAGCGTCGTGCGAACAACGCCCTTACCCGCATCAACCAAGAACCCTAGGAGCTGATACAGAACTGGGGACGGCTGGTTGAACGGCAGCGGCATCGCAATCTTGCGGATGTCATCGCTAAACGCACCGCCTTCGATTTCCTTGACCTCGGTCGGGTCAATGCGCTCGGACTGACCGCCTTCGCGACCACCTTTGAGCTTCAACATGCCGGGGAAGTTGGCAATGTGGGCAGAATCAAGCAGAGCGCGAAGAGCACCCGTCGCCGCAGCCGAGATACCGCCAATCATCTGCGGGATGCCAATCGGATACGCACCACGCCACGGCACAAACGGGAATTCAATGATCCACTGCATCTCTTGCAGCGTGTCGTCGCTCTCTTCCCAGTTGCGGTAGATGGAGAGAACCTTACCGGTTACTTTGTCGATGCTGAAGATGTAAGGAGCAAGTCCGTACTCTTCTTCCAGATCGGCAATCGCGTAGACCTCAAAGATCGTGCGCAAACCATCAGTGTCATACGCATTGTCATCGCGACCTTCGATCTTGTTGTTGGCCTTCTCGGACTTCGAGATGTCCGGGTCCATCGTGGTCGGAGCCAGATCCACATCGCGGTACATGCCTGATCGAACCCGCTGCCGGTATTCAATCTCGGTCACGTACTGAACGTGTGTCTTACGCTCGGACGAGTAAAAATTCGTTGCCGCATAGGGCAAGTAGATGTCGTCAATACCCACAAACAGCGGGACAGGCCGACGCTTGTTCGGGTCCCACGAGAGCTTCAAGTACTGAGCGCCACCCAGCGGGACCTGCGTCAAGAGCTGCTCTAGCTCGGCGCGGAACTCCGGCATCTGCTGGGTCATCTGCCAGTTCAGATACCGCGTCTTGCGCTGAGCCTTGGCTACCTTGTCAGCAGTCTCATCCCCAATGATGTAGTCCTTGGCGGGACCTTCGGCTGGGAAAATCTCCTTAATAGCGCGGGCAGAGAAGTCCACACATACTTCAGTGAGCATGGGGTGCACAACGCGACTTGCGCCCTGAAATTGAGCGCCGCCCGGTGCATCATCGCCAAGTCCGGTTCGCCGGATGCCCTCTTCATACTGCTCATCGCGCTTTTTGCGAGCTTCCTTGTCCTTCGAGATCAGGCCCAAGAAGTCCTGAGCCACCTCGTCCATGTCGCCTTCAGGAAGAGTCTCGGCAAGGTTCGAGTAAAACTCGCTCTCCGATGCCGCTTCTTCCTCTTCACCAAAGCGAACAATCGCCCCACCGTCCTCGGTGTCCTCAACGTCCGAAATCTCTTCGGGAAGTTCGAACATCTCACCCAATTCTTCTTGGGCTTCTTCTAGTTCGTTTTCGTTCTCGTCAAGATCTTCAGACGCCATACGGATTTCCTCTTGGGCGCTCGTTCACAATCAGCCTCGGCTGCAACGGCTTAGGCTTACTCACGCTTATCATATCCTTATCGGCCAGAAAACGTAAACCTTGGGTGCAAGCGTCCATCAAGTCGTCATGTCGGATGCTGCCTTCGCCCGAAAATGAGCACAACTGGTACAAAAGCGGCTCCGCCCAGCTACGAACTTGGCCTTTTCGCTTCTCCGACTCCACAAACCACACCATTGAACCCGCAAATAGGTGCGAAACCATGTGAAGTCGGGTCAATTTGCTTGCTTTGCCCGGATTGTAAGCGTGAGCAACGATGCCTTCGCGAGTTAGCATCTGTCTTAGGCTAATTCCGCTGCCTTTGTCTTCAATCACGATGGTATCTGGCTTGCGTCCGGTGCCATAAGCGCGATTCGGACCAATCATCGGGCGAATCATTGGCTTTTGCTCCTCGCCGCCGTAGAAAACCTCGCGCTCTTTCTGGATTCGCTTGATCAAATCGGGCATTCCGAGCCGATCTTCCCAGCAATCCAAAAGGATGATGTTAGGTTTCTCGTCTTGGTAGAAAAGTCCAAGCACTACACACGCAGACGGGTCGGCATCGGAGGTCTTTTTGTCCCTCGTTTGCTCCGTGAAGGCCGTATCTAAGCTCATCACGATGTGTTCAATGACGGGTAAGGGCTTATTCGCAGGCCAGAGGTTGATCCAAGTGCGCTTGATGATGCCTTGCTCTTCGGGATTGAGCACTTCGGCGTGGATTTCCTGCCGTCCGAGCGTGGTGCCCTCGAACTTGAGTAGCTGCTGCTGGAAAGTCGGAGCTAGATTGGCAATGTTTTCGTAAGTACTAGCTCTCGTGACATGAACATCCGCTCCATCGCGCTCAATCAGATCGCGAATCAACGCCTTGGGCTTCGGAGTCGTCGTGGCTACGATGCGTGGGTGCTTTCCTAGGCGAAGTGCGAACATGATCATGTCCCACGCTTCTTGGTCGTACTGCCATGCGGCTAACTCATCACACCACGCGCCGTGCCATTGACCACCACGGAGCCGGTCGGGCGTCTCTGCGCTGATGCCTTTGATCAGCGAGCCGTTCTTGAGAATGATTTCCGAGAGCGAGCGGTTGTATTCGGCGACAATTGCAGTGGGCATCACACTCATTAGCCCGGAATCTCCCTCGAAACACGTATCACGGATGTCAGCAGAAGTCGGTGCGCAGACCAACCAGCGCGTTTCTTTCTGCTGATACGCATTCCACCAAGTCCACTCCGCTGCCGTTCGAGTCTTCCCGGCTCCGCGACCCGCAAGCAAGAGCCACACAGTCCAATCACCCTTCGGTGGGACTTGATGCTTGTGTCTCTTGGACGACCAGCGTGCGTGCCAAGTTAAGCCCTCTAGGTCCTCAGTGGACAGAGAGGCTAACTTTTCTTCTAGCGTGGCCGGTTTTTTGGCCGGTTCGGCCATAGATCAGCGTTTCTTGGCAGTCTTCGCAGACTCTTTGAACGCTTTGGCCGTGGGAGCGCCGGGGGACCCTACCTTGCGCATCTTCTCACCGCTGCCTGCTTTGATGCGCTCACGCTTGGCGTTGATGTTCGCGTACAAACCTTGCTTAGCCATTGTCAACACTCCAGATTTCAGTTTGACGTTGTAACTTCGGCCACTCGACCGTCGTTGTAAAAGACTTGTCCAGCACCAGTATGTGATTCGTGGGCTGCGCCGTAAAGCGCCCGTTGTCGAGCTTCACGAAGTAGAACTCCTTGCTCTGCTCCGGTTCCAGACTAAACCCGTCCAGCATCGGGATCGCCGTGAACAAGTAGTTACCCTCGTGCTCTTGGCGGGAGCGTAGCCGGGTGCGCATACGGGTCCCTTCGAGAAACGGATACTCCAGAGTGCTGAAGTGAATGCCGTAGCAGTCCCATGTCTGTGCGTCGGCGGGGTCCCAGCGTGTTTGCGTGGGGGTAGAGGCTAGTCGGTGCAGGGGCACGTTGCGGTAAACGGCTCCGCATTCAAGCATCACATGGCATCCCCAAGTCCTGCCGGGGTGGGATACCAGTCCGAACCACGCTACCCGTAGCCAGTCGGGGTTCCCGAAGGTATGGGGCTGCACGTAGCAGTATGTGTGCCTAGGTATGGGACCCGCGCCGGTATGTAACATTTGCGCATCGTAACACAAGCCGGTAGGGGACCCTAGGGGTGGGGTGGGGTGCGGGAGGTGAAATGCGCAGATGGGACCCACCACCCACCCCGTCAAAACGCGCGCCCGTTCGCCCGCCCGTGGTCGCCCGCGCCCGCCCGATTGGCCCGGACGGGACCCGGACGCCAGCGCCACGCCAGCGCATCGCATGCCAGCGCCCGCCAGCGCCAGCGCCACACAAGCGCCCGCCAGTTCGGCACATGCCAGCGCCAGCGCCCGCCCGGTCCGCCAGTGCTACATGCGCGAGCGCGAGCGCCCGCCATATATATGTGCGAGCCGCTTGCGCATGTGCGGCCAATGTTGGATAATTTCCGGGCGGGCATAGTGCCCGCGAAAACTACGGAACAAAAACGATGCAAACTCAAAACGTAAGCGCCCGCTTTTTCGTCCACTTCACGCTCACATCATCGAATAAGAAAATCGGACCGATTCCCGCGACCACATCAACGGAAAAGTACTGCCCGCTTGTGTGCCCGTTGAACCATGCAAACGAGGGCGGATGCTACGCGGACTACGGTCCGCAAGCTCTCCACTGGAAAAAAGTCACCAATGGCGAACGCGGCGCTGAATGGTCCGCGCTATTGGACAAGGTGAGCGCCCTACCGCGTGGCCAATTGTGGCGACACAATGTATCGGGAGACTTGCCCTCAGCGGACCGTGTACATATCGACGCGGAAAAGCTCGCGCAACTAGTCGCGGCCAATCGCGGGCGGAAAGGATTCACATATACCCATTATGACGCGACCATCGCGGCCAATGCGGACGCCATCCGGGCCGCGAATGCGGGCGGATTCACGATTAACCTGAGCGCGAACAATCTTGAGCACGCGGATGCGCTTGCAGATACCGGGGCCGGTCCCGTCGTGGTCGTTTTGCCAGCGGATGCGCCGCGCAAGCTCACCACACCAGCCGGGCGGAAAGTGTTCGCATGCCCAGCCGAAACATCGGACCGTATCAATTGCGCCAATTGCGGATTGTGCGCCCGGACCGACCGGGCTGGCGTAATCGTCGGTTTTCACGCGCACGGGACCGGCAAGCGGAAAGCGGACGCGATAGCTCGCCAGTAAGCTTGCAGCTTATAGGGCGCCCGCCCGTGGGGCGCCTTATGGGGTGCAATCTTGCGCCGATACTTTGGAGCACATCACATGCCCGCTCGTGTTCGCACTGGCGCCCGGTACATTTTCCAGCCGGTCCCGCTCGATCGATTCGACCCGAAAACCACGTTGAAAGCTGGCGAGCTGGTCCGCGTGGTCCGCCCGCATGGGTGCCCGCCCGCCGGGACCATGGGCCACTGTCATGTGGCCGATATGGCGGGCCAATTCCGCGGGCTGGTTCACTGTAATTCGCTGGTCCGCCCGTAGCCTGAGCGGCTGAGCGGCTGAGCTTCCAGCGCGGGCGCATGCCCGCCACGGACGCGGCTGGCCGCTCGAAGCTGAGCGGGCGCAAGCTGGCGCGAGCTGGCGAGGGCGGATTTTGCCCCCTTTTTCGACCCCTCTTTTCGAGGGCCGGGATTGTTTTGTCCGCGTGGCCGCTTGATTAAATCCCGCTAATCGATTGGACCTAATCGTTTGGACCTATTCTTTCGGCTCTGGCTCGGCGTCAATCGTGATGCCTTTTTGGATTAGCCCGGCCAGTTCGGACACCAGCTCCCCGCGATGGTGGACCACTTCGATGTTCGCATTCATGTCCACCTGTTGTCGGTCGGACCAGCCGAGCCGCGTTTTGGTGAGCCAGATCGCAGCGGTGTCGCTGCCTGCGATGGCCCGTTGGGCCAGGCTCCCGACGACCTCAGCCATGACCCGCTGCCGACCGTGCGTGGCCTCTTCGAGATAGTACTGGTTGAGCGTATCAGAGCTTATTTTGCAGACCTTGCAGATATCAGCCTGCGGAAAGCCCGCAAGCGCCATCGTGGTGATGGCCTGCGATATCGCCGGGTCTGGGTGGTTGTGCCGTATCTTTTCTTGCGATTCGGATAATTGTTTCTTCAGTGCAGCAATGTCCTTTTTCGGTCTGCCCGGACGGCGCTTCTGCACTGGCTTTTCTGCGATGTCAGTCTGATCCACGAGTCACCCTTGATAGCTCGTTGCCTGTGGGGAATCTACAACGATTCTGGCCTGCCTCCAACCCCGATTTTAAGTAATTTAACTAATTCTGTTGCTTCCACGCAACACCACGCTCGTAAACCATTGATCCATATAGGGTAGAGATAGAATAGATATAATATATTTTAAATATATATCCTTCTCTATCTCCTCTTGTCTGTCGCCCTTCCCCCTCTCCCTTCCCCTCCCCCTTATATGAACTTGAACTAGAAAAGAAATTCTAACCCCATGTTCCACAAGGAAATCTTCTCAAAAAACGCCGTTTTAAATTATTAGAAGAAATTAATTACTCCTAAATTACTCCTATTGCTATATTACTCCTCAATTCATCCTCACCCCCATCAGGAGTCAATATGGCCCGCACCCCGTTTTACCTAATCGCCCTCGAACAGATGACCGAACCAGCGACCGTGAAAGAGATTTGCGAGAAGGCCCGAGAGATGTTCGGCCCTCGCATCAAAGCCAGCCGCCACACTGTTCGAGCGTCGCTGGAACGATTCGCCCAGACCGACCGGGTACACAAGTTCCCAGACGGCAACGGCAAGTTCAGATATGCCCTCTCGCAGTACGAGAACAGCAGCCGCGTATATCTGGAAAAGCGGATCACCGAACTAGAAACCGACCTGATTAGATTGCGAGCTGCACTGGCAGACTTAAAAAGTGCTTGCAATGCACAACCGGCTTGCTATGATGCACCCACACCAACCCAAAACGAGGCTTGAACGATGAAAACGACGACTTACCTACTCGACGCCCACATCCACGAGATGTCACAGGCAGCGCTGCGCTCATACGAGATGACCGGCGACTGGAACAGCGCCAAGACCGCCGCTGCTGAATACGCCATCGACGAACTCGGCATCAAGCCGCGCTTATCCGCCGTTCTGGCAGCGGTGAGAATCGCTCAAGCTGCGTGGCACGGCATCACCCTTGGCGTTCGCGAAGTCCTGCGAGGTGCAGCATGAGCACTAATCGTCGCGAACTTTTCCAAAACATCCGCCGCTGCTACCGATTGGCCAAAAAGCTCTCCCCGCTGTGGGACGACAGCGCGGTCGCGGCTCAGGTTGCAGCCACCAAAGCCATGCGCCAGCTCACTGGCAAGTGGGATTGCTGCGAGCCGGTGCGCTATCAAATGGACCACTTCGCGGCCCCGAAAAACCGCCGCCTGTGGGTCCGCCGCCCGTTTGTCTCTGCTGCCTGCACCCGCTGGCTCGCCACTCACTGAGGAACCAAAACCATGAAACAGATCCAACTCGCCATGTCGCCCGCCAACAGCCGCTGGTATCGCGTCGAACGCACCCAGTTTCGCTATTTCCCCATCAACCGCCTCGACGCCATTGAACTGCTGCGCTCTGGCAAAGCTCGCGAGGTGCCTTACCTGCCATTCTCCCGGCCAGACCTATACGACGCCTACCGGGTCGCGCAGAACGCCATTCAGAAGGCTACGGAGGCTTCACTGTG